TTTTCCCCATCAGGAAAAACCGTCATTCTCACATGAGCGACAATGAAGTCAGGGTCAAGGGAGTCACGCTCGCATTTAACAATCTCGTACGACCAGCCGTCAAAACCGAGAACCTTGTTCAGTCGGCTAATTACTTCACTAACAGGAATGTAAGTAAGAGTCGCTCCGCCTTTTTTAAGTTGGCGTTCAACTTCTTTAGGGAAAGGTTCGTTGAACTCGGACTGCATTTGAGCAATGCGCTTCTTGTTCTCTTCTTGAATCTTTTTTATTGCTGTTAAATAATTGTGGTCGGTCACCGTCTCGGCTACCGATTCCTCGTTTACTTCTTCGGTCATAATTTTTTTAGTTACCATTACTTATCTCCTTTTTTAGAACCATAAATTGCAACATTGGTCTTTGGTTCGCCAGTTTCGCAATACATATCAGCGTTAATTCCTATGTCGTTTAAAGCCTTAACCCGCCAATAGGAAGGGCTTAGGTAGTCAAGAAGTTTAATGACCATTTCCTTATCCGACAACCCGACTTCTCCAGTATCCATATCAACGGAAGACTGGTGAATTCTGTCGTAAACAGCAGACATTAAATTTTCGTTATCCCACTTCTTGCGTGGGGCTCCAGTCATACATTTGATTTCTTCACCTGAGCGAAGAGTGATGATTGTGGAATTTTCTGACTGCATTCTGTGTGTCATTTTTGCCGCATATGAGTCGTAAATGCTTGCTAGTTCTTTCTTAACATCGTTAAGCGCCACGAGTTGAGCAAGGGCTTCGTCTAGGGGCAAAGATTGAATTTCTTCGCTATTTAGATAATCGTCCAGTTTAATTAATAGTGCAGAAAGGTCTGCTGGGTTTAACACCTATAACCTCCAATAGTTAGTACCTAGACGATGATACTGACGATTTTTCTTTGTGGCAACCCTAGACCAGTTAAATATGTGAAAGCGCCGACAGCCGAGTCAACTTGGTCGTCGTGGTCGCATGCTTCAGGAAATGAAGAAAGTTCATCCAACCAGTCCGTAAGCCATGGCCCTCTAACAATTCTTACGTTTCCGTTGGCTGTAGCGGCCGCAAACGGTCTGGCTCTAGTCACTTTGTCACCAGTTGAGCGGATTCCTTGAAAATCGTATCCCGGAACAACATATCTGGCGTATTGGTCCACGAGGGCCTTTCCGGACGAGCCTGGTTCCTGCTCCATTCTAATGCTTACCCCATGACCATCTTCGTATGCTGTCTGGGCTATGAATTGCTCCACTTTCTCATTTTTGACTCTTGCTCTTCTGACATCCAGGATGTAGGCGATTCCTGAGTCAAATAGCATCAAAGTGCCCACAGTCCAGTCGGGATTAGGGTTTGACTGAGAAGGTTCGGTCGCAGCAAGGTCCCAAAACCTTACCGCTCTTGCCGCAGACGAAACAACAGGCACATCTTCGGTATCTATGATGACTACCGACTCTCTGTCAAACATGGTTCCAAGCGTTGTGCTCCACCAGTCACCCTCTTCAAGACGGCGACGCTCAATTGGGTCAAGAGCCTGCAGGGCTTGGCGGTAGGAGTCGGCATCAATCCCAGGGTTATCAGTCAGTTTTGAAGGTACAAAAATACGTCCAGTTGACAGCCCTTCTATGATAAAACGCTGGCGAACCCAATTGGGGGCTGGGTTTGAGGCTGAACGCATCCGAAGAGGCACTTGAGATAGTGGGCCAGAAGCAGGACGCCGCAGACGAGAGAACATATACCGATAGTCAGATTCTCGGATTTCTGTGACTTCGTCCATTCCAATAAACTGGAATTCCGAACCCTTGTATCTGAGGTAGTCGTTCGTGTTATTTAAGTATCCAAAGGAGATTCTCGCACCAGAAGGAAAAGTGGCGACATAACTGTTTGCGTTCCAGTGAATGCCATCCATTTCGTCCATCCATGATTTAAATCTGTCCATCAAAGCCCCAGGAAGTGCCAAGTCGGCGTATGTGCGTCTGAATAAAATTGCTGAATAGTTAGGGATGTCTACGTACTGAAGAGCGGACATGAGCAGCGCAGATGACTTTCCTCCACCCGCAGCACCGCCAAATAGGGCTTCAATCGCATTTGTTCTAAGAAATACTTTTTGTGTTAAAGACGGTTCTTCAGGACAAAAAGGAGGCTTCTTTGGTTCTAGGTATTCTAAAACTTTTGCCCAGTCGGTCATATTTTTCTCACGATGGTGTTACGGCATAAAGGTTTTTTATGCGCTACGGTGTTAGTCGTATGAGCAATTTCATCACCACCGCAATATCCAAACTAGTAAACAGTATTATTACTTTTTTTGCAAAAATGCGAGGAGTGTTAACAAGGTCATTTATATCTTACACGCTAATGGTAGGATTTATTATATTTACAAGTGTGGGAGCGGGCGTGATTTCGCCTGCCTTTGGTTTTATAGTGGCGGGTGTTACATGCGGGATATTAGGGTTCCTATTAGGTATTGAGTAAAGATGGCTTGGAACAATTACAACAACAAATCGCTTAACAATCAGTCGGAAAAGGCTGTTGGACCTGGTGCGCCCATATCTCACAACCCTGGCTTCGCAGGTCGTCCTTACTCAGACTCGTGGGATATTGAACGCGTCTACAAAGAGGGAATGCAAAAAGTAACCTGGGTTGCTAGATGCATTGATGCAATTGCTGGAAACCAAGCAAGGCTTCCTGTCGTCCTTAGAAAAGACAACTCACCACAAGGCGAGATAGTTAAAGGCTCTAAAGCAAAAAATTCGGAAATACTTAAAATCCTCAATACCAAGTCAAATATTGGGGAAAACTCCTTCATATTCCGGTACAGACTTTCCTCTCAGTTGTTAATGAGCACCCGTGGTGTTTTTATTGAAAAAATTTACGGCAAAGATGGTGGTGTTATTGCCTTAAACCTTCTTCCACCACAATCAACAGCGCCAATTCCAGACCCAAAGAACTTTGTTGCTGGATACGAAGTAAAAATGCCAAACGGCGGTGTGGTCATTATGAGACCACAAGATGTTATTTGGATTAGAAAACCTCACCCACTTGACCCGTACTTGTCTATGACTCCGCTTGAGGCTGCTGGTATTGCTATTGAAATTGAAAACTTGGCAAAGATTTACAACCGCAACTACTTGATAAATGACGGCAGACCAGGTGGTCTCCTTGTTCTTCGTGGCGAAGTAGACGAAGATGATAAAGAAGAATTAAGAAACAGATTCAGAGGAAACCTTTCTCGCGTTGGTGCAACAACGGTTATCTCTTCAGATGACGGAGCAGACTTTGTTGACACATCAGCAAGTCCTAGAGATGCTGCCTATATTCAGATGCGCCAAATTACAAAAGAAGAAATTCTTGCTTCTTTCGGTGTTCCTGAGTCAGTAATTGGAAACGCTTCTGGTCGTACGTTTTCCAATGCTGGAGAAGAAATTAGAGTCTTCTGGAACGAAACAATGCTTCCACACCTAGAGCCAATCGCCAGAGCGCTAGATGACCTTGACGAAGAGTATTACATTGATTTTGATACATCCAATGTCCCTGTTTTGATTTTGTATGAGCAGGAGAGAAACAGATACACCAAAGAAGAGTTCACGCAAGGACTAATCAGTCTCAACGAATACAGAGACAAAATCGGCAGAAAAGAAGTTGAAAGCGATTTGGCAGACTCGCTTCTTCTCAATCCAAACTTGACACCAATCGCAAATACCAAGAAGAAAATGGAACAGCCTGCTCAGGCTGGCGTAGCAGGACCTCCAGGAGGCGCTGGAATGCCTGGGATGCCAGGAATGCCACCAGGAGCCCCAGGAATGCCACCAGGAGCCATGCCGGGCGCAGAAGGCGCTCCACCAGACCCCACAACGATGCAGGGCGCAATGGAACTTGCTGCACAGGGTCAGGGGATGGCAGAAGGGGCAGGAATGCCACCAGCAGAGGCTGCGCCAGAAGAAATGGCACCACAGCAAGCATCCGCTCCAAAGGGTGGGATTCAGACAAAGTCCGCAGATGACAAAGAGGAAACAACACTCACCAGATGGACAGAAATTCTTGACAGAAGTCTTGAGCGAATTTTTGAACGCCAGCAGAGAGTCGTGCTTGAAAAAGCAGCAGGCGTAAAAGCCAGAAAGCAACTTGTCTCTGGGTTCCTTGATACCGAAAGCATCTTCCAACTAGACGCATGGTCTAAACAGATTGAGGAAGACATCAAGCCAGTGTTGAATGCCATTATCGCTGATTCGCAGACAATATTTGCCGAAAAATCACTAATCAAAACTCCAATAACGAGCGAAGACGTTGTTATGCAGGTTAATTCTCAAATAACAAGAATTAAATCTATAAACGACGAAACAGGACAGCAGATAACTAACGCAATCCTTGGAACGCTTAATATTGGTGGCGAGGATGATAAAGCCACCGCTCTAAGGGCTTCGCTTGTTGGAATATTTACCAACTTGATAGCGAAGAAGAAAAACGAAATTGCTGAGAGTGAAGCGAGAATTGCCTGGTCAATGGGCTCCAGGATGTAGTTTATATATTCAATATAAATAAACTGAACCGAAACTTGCACTGGCAACACCACTTAGTGGTTTATTATCTTTTTACTGAGCCTTAGGAGAAGACATGGCAAGCACCGACATTGAGTTCAAGGCCATGCCTGGGCAGTTTAATATTGATGAAGCACAGGGCATGGTTGAGTGTTTTGTTGCTGGCATTGGAAACAAAGACTCCGTAGGAGACGTTTTAATATCTGGCGCTTTTGCAAAAAGCCTCCAAAGACGCAAACCAAGAGTGGTTTGGGGTCATAACTGGAACGACCCAATCGGTAAAGTTCTAGAGATTTACGAAGTTGCTCCAGGAGACAGAAGACTCCCATCAAAGATGCTCAATGCCGGTATTGGTGGCCTCTACGCAAGGGTTCAGTTCAACCTTAACTCCGAAAAAGGTCGTGAAGCGTTTGCAAATGTTGCTTTCTTTGGACAAGAACAAGAGTGGTCAATCGGCTACAAGACCCTTGATGCAATCTTTGACCCAAACATGCAAGCCAATGTTCTCAAGGAAGTGGAACTCTACGAAGTGTCTCCAGTTCTTCATGGCGCTAATCAACTAACTGGCACAATATCCGTCAAGTCTGACGATGCAGTCGCTTTGGCTGATTCGGAAAAAGGATGGGGCATGATGGGTCCCCATCACATGATGGGACAAATGCCACAAAAACCAAACATGATTGTCATTCGGGAAGACGACGACGACAAATACGAATCAGAAAAACCAATTTTTGCCGAAGGTCTTGCTCAGCCGCTTGGTGGAGACCAACGTCAGCGTCTTGAAAGAGAAATTTCCGAAAGAACTAACTCAAAAATCAAGTTGATTGAAGCAACCGAAAGTACGGCTGTATTCATGAAGTTCTCCCCTAATGGAGCACCAACCGTTTACAGAATCGGCTATCACACTCCAGACAATTACTCCACGTTCATGTTTGGCAAACCAGAAGTAACAAATAGTGGAAATAGTGGTTCGCGCACCATCGTTCCTTCTCAAATGCCCTCAATGCCAATGCAGGTAAAACCTGGATACGAGCAGGGTTATGGAGACATCATGCCAAAGTCTGATGAAAAATCAGACCTTGCATCACAAATTGAACAACTAGAAGATTTAATTGCCGAAGAGATTGATGAAAAAGTTGGCAAAACAATCAATAAAAGAAATCTTTCAAAATTAAAAGCAATTCTTGAAGGTCTTCAGGATGTTATTTCTTCTGCAGAAAAAGAAGACCTTGAAACAAAGGGTTATCTAATCCCTCTTGAACTAGAAGAAGCGTTTAGTACCAAATCTTTACTTGACCCAATTTTTGATTATCATAGGGTTGAATCAATAGTTACAGAAGACGGAATTTTAATTACGTCAGGGGTGACAAAAGACTTGGTTGAGGCTATAGACAATGCCCAGAAGGGAATCGGTAGAAGTATCGGTGGTAGCCCGGGAAAAGTAAGGGCAGCCGGTAGGGCTGCTTCCGCCAACTTTGACCCAAAGGCGTGGGACGGCGACGGAGACGGACTAGTTCAAGAAGGAACGCCGTTTCAGCGTCCTGCTATTCCAGGTGTAAACGATAGAGCGACTGGCGGAAAAGTCAATGCCAGAAGAGCGGCGATGGCTTTTGCCAGCCAATCAGGTGGGTCCATAACGCCACAGCCCACATCTGTAAGCGGAGATGTTGTATCAAAAAATGACTTGCCAAAAGCAATAGTGACCGATATAGAAAATGCCGCTAGGCGTGCTGTTGACTATAGAACCGGCAATGAAACACCCATTATTGAAGGTGCTGAAGAAGTATTAAAAAGCCTCACTGATGAAAAACTTCAAGAGAGCGTTGGTAAATCCATATCCAATGCAAGAAGAAAATTAGCAGAAATGCTTTCTGACGAAAAAGTTATTGAAGAATTTAGTTCAAGAAAAGCAATTGACGATTTTATGGACGAACTCGGGTATGCCATTGACAAGATGATTGATTCCCATCTTAATTCTGTTACAAAAACAGGAACCGAACTTGAAAAAGAAGAAATTGACGAAATTGTAGATAATGCAAAATCTAAATTTGATGATGATTTTCAAAAATTAATTAAAGCGTCTAAAGAATTTTGGAACACGAGACGCAAGCCCGGCAGACTAGACAACACAGTAGAAGAAGCAAAAAAGGAAGCAGCACTAGATAGAAATAATCTGATGACGACGCTTAGGGATGGTGGAGCGCCAGAAGACCTTGAGTCAATGCTTGGTTCCATACTTGGGAATTACCTCTTTAACGACAGTCGTGAAGGAATAATTTCTGGAACAATTTCTCTTGAAGATTTAAACTATGAAATAGAAAAAGCACTGAACGAAATCATTGATAATGACCCATCAATTGACCCTAAAGAATTAGTAAATGAATTTGGTGAAGCGCTCCGTGAAGGGGCATCAAAAGATGGCGCAAACCCACTGATTGTTGCTTTCGCAAAAGAATTTGGCGATGAAAAAATTACTGGTGGGGACTTAATTGACTACCTAAATGACACTCGTCAAAGTTCTAGGTACAGACCAGACAGAGGCAAGATTGAAAAAGAAAAAATTCGCGGTTTTGCTTCTACTACCCAAAGAACGGATAGAGAAGAAGACGGAGCAGACTACGACGAAGCGTTTGGTCCTCGCGATAGAAGAACAAACCGAGGCATGCGGGAAGACCCAGTTGGTGAAGAAGTCTCAGACAGAATTGATAGAGATTCTCAAAATGCAGCAGTTAGACAAGGTCTCGCTTCTACTAGCGGCAGTGGCAATAATCGGATTGTAAGACCTACTGGGATACAAAGAGATGAACGCGGAAATGTTGATGCTACCGAAGCACGCAACATGCGAGCAGAACGTGATAAGGCTATATTTGAAAAATTAAGAGAATTCGGTTTGTCAGACCAAGAAATTGAAGAATTAACAGGCGTACCTAACGGCGGACGCAACGTTGAGCAAGGCGATATTAGTCAAGATGAATTAGACGAACTAAATACCGTAATTAATGAAGGAATAGCAGAAGGTCTTGAAAGCGGAGAAATTACTGGTGTTGTTTCAAGAGAAGATGCTCGCAGAATTCTTGAAGAGAATGAAGGTCTTGCTCGCATAAATCCAGGAATTGCTTCATCAAGTAAATTGCCAAGAAAGAAAATCACCAAAGACGGAGCACTTACTCCTCAAAAAAATCTTTCAATCACCCTTGATGATGACTTGGTTGGTTTATTAAATGAAGAAGTTGACATGCTTCTTGATAGCACCAAGAATCGTCAGCCTTTGCTTGGAATGAAGAAAATTCTTGAAGAATCTAAAAATGGAAAATTTGAAGTAACTCCAAAACAGTTTGACGACATTACTGCTGCAATTGAAGATGCCTTTGACAATGGAGTTGTCACATCTGACGTTTATGGTGTTTTACATCAAGCAGCAGAATCACTTGATGGAAAATATGACCTTAATGAAATAAACAACCCCAAGAAGGTAAAGGGATTTGCTTCGTCTGGAAGGCGTGTCAATAATGGCGCTCCAACAGATATGACTGAACTACAGCAAAGACAATACGTTGCGTGGGCTCGTCAGCAAAGAGGTCTTCGCGTTGCTCAAGAAATTATTCAAGAACACGACAGCAACAATGGGCAAATGCCTGCTCCTAGATGGAAAGCGCTTCGTACCATGTATTCCAACATGGGACCAGGAAGTGCAGGACCACGCCGTTTTGCATCAAACACAAGTCAACCAACAGGCGGATTTAGGGATGCTGAAACTTTTGGTCCAGGACCACTTCCGTACGTTCATACAACTACTGGTTGGAAAAAAATTGGCGGCGCTGGCGGACTTAACGAAGCAGGAAAATATATGGACCCAAAGACTGGAAAGGTTTACTATGTAAAACACTCCAGGTCTGGTGAAGAGTTCCGAGGAGAGACAGAAATTCTCACAAGCAAACTGTATCAACTCCTTGGTGTTCCAACAATTGATTACAACCGTGGTGTTCACAATGGGAAACTTCAAAGAGTCAGCGTATGGGATGACAGAATAAAAGAAGTAAGCCATTCTCAAATGTCCAGAGACCCCAACTTTAAAGCATCTGTTCAAAGAAGTCTTATTGCGAATGCGTGGCTTGCAAACTGGGACGGCACTGGGAACATGAGCAATATTGTCCAGGGCCCCAACGGTGAAGCAGTAATGGCAGACTCTGGAGGTGGATTAATATTTAGAGCACAGCGCTATAGCGGTCTAAAAACAAACCCTCCATTTGGTCCAAAAGTAGACGAAGTTGAAAACTTAATAAATGGCGTAACGCGTTCTGGTCAATCAGTGCAAACTGGGGTTTCTAGAGCCTATTACAAAGACATTGAACCATCCGAGGTAGCAAGGCAAGTCAAAGAACTTTCTCAAGTAACAGACGACGACATTAAAAAATTAGTATCTCAACAAATTAGCAACCCGGCAGATGGTGACAGACTTGCGCAGTTACTTATTGCCAGAAGAGACTGGATTGTTGACCACTGGTCAACAGGAAAAATGATTGACAACCCACCCGACACATCACGAAGTGATGCTTCTGGCGCTAGGGCAAAACCATTTACTTCATTAAGCAAAAAGCCTTCAATAAGCGCCTCAAGAGTTGGATTTGCGTCAGGTATTGATGGTCCTGGCGATGACGAACGCGGAGGTGGAGCAAGCCGAGCCCGTGGGGTTGGGGAGATGGTTCCAGGAGGAAATCTTGCTCCTGGAAGAGCAAGACGAGAAGGAGAAAAGAACAGGGCTGGTACTGAAGTTGGTACAGAAACTAAGTTTGCTGGAAAAACATTTGACGAAGTAAAACCAGACAACTGGGAAGAACTCACAACAGATGAAAAATTTCAATGGGCGTTAACTCAGGCAAATCCAGAAAATGGAAGTGGTATGTCTCCAGTTGCTTATAGAAAACTTCTTGCCGACCTTGGTGACCAAATGGATAAAGAAGAACTTGCAGCAATGACTCCTGCAGAAAAAAAAGCAGAGCAAAAACGCAGAAGAGCAGAACAGCGCGAAATAGAAAATATGGGCTACATGCCTGAAAATAGCGAAAAACTGCAGCCCAAAAAACCTAGGTTGACCGACGATGAAGACCCAGATGAAGTCAAGCCAGTAAAAGTAAAGAAGAGCAAAAATGCAGAAGATGCAAAGACGGAAAGAGAAAAAAGACTAGACGGACTGCTTGAAGGAATTGATAACTACCGTTCAAAGTTTGATTCTGATTTATCTGAAAATGACGACCACAGAGACGTGTGGGACAAAGTTTCTATTGCAATTCAAGAAGGTGAATACGACTTTACTATCAGAAGTCTTGACAGCGCTATAGAGGTTCTCGATGAATACATTGGCGAATATGAAGAAGGTGAATTAACTAAAGCAGAAAGATTAAACATTTCTTCAGCAAAGGCAATGCGTAAACAAATTGCAAAAGCCAGGGCTGGCTATGTTGATGACGAATGGATTCCTGGACAAACTCGCTCAAAGCCAAAAGGTGACGCTATTAGTTTTACTTCTGCTACTGGTGGAACAAGCAAGAAATTTAGTATAAATCTTGCAAAAGATATCCAACAAGACCTAAAGAAACTTAACGGCACTGGCAAACCTGGAACAAGAGGGTTTGCTTCAACTTCTTCTGGTGGAAAAACAATGATTACAGATGAGGCAACATTCTTCAAAGATGTTCAGTCATCTCTAGACAAAGAAATAAGAAGAGCAACAAAAGATGGCGACAAGAGAGCAGTTGCTGGTCTTAGAAAACTATCTGAACTGATTTCAAGCGATGAAGCAGGAAAGACTGGAAGCAGAAGAACAAACGTTGGAAGTATCTACTTTACTGCCGAAGAGGCAGACCAAATGCTTGATGGACTTATGTTTGCCCTTGACACGCAACTTGCTGATGGTGGAGAAAAAAGAATTGGCTGGTACTCAAAACTTATTGAGATGATTGCTGGCGCAGCAAAGTCAACATTTATTGATAAAAAGACAAACGCAATTACAGACAGAACACGAACTGGGACAAACTCACGAGGACAAAGCAGAACCATAAATATAGTTCCGGAAGCATAATAGTAGTCATAACTGACAGAACTGGCATGCTAAGTTATACTTAGAGACACTAATTAATTTTGGTATTGACACTGCGTCCGTACTTACAACAACAGGAGTAAATAATGGCAGAAAAAGTTGAAGTCAGCGTTGATGCAGACGGCAATGTCCTGAAGTGTGCAAAGGGCGTAAATGCTGCTGAGTGCGGATACACGCCTGGTGCAAAAGTATGCGGCAAATGTGGGGCAATGCCTATACAAATGAAGATGGTCCCAGTTGACGAATATGACGAAAAGGGATACGAAATGGCTGCAAAGAAGCCAGTCCCCGGAAAAAATGTTACCCAAGACATGCTGGAAGACGACGAAGAAGACGATGAAGTGTCTGTTATGGGTCAAGGCAAAAAGGGCATGGGTATGGCTGTGTCTATGGACGAAGAAGACGATGAAGAAGACGCAGTAATGCCGATGAAGAAGAAGTCAAGAAAAGAAGTTGGCATGGGAATGCCTGGCGAAGAAGACGAAGAAGACGAAGAAGAAGACATGGGCGACGAAGAAGAAGCCGATGACGAAGAAATGAAGATGTACGGCGGAGACGTTGACCTTGAGGCAGCACGCAAGCGCCGCCTCGCAACAATGGGTGCAAAGTCAGCAGAACTTGGAAGAAATGCATACATGTGTGCAATTGAGCGCAAGGTATACCCAGGCGGTTCTTCCGTATGTGACGACTGCCCAGGTGGTTGTGTTGCAGAAAAGGGAATGCCTGGTCTTCTTTCTGTTGAAGGAATCGCCGAGAAAATGTTTAACGGAACGGTTCTTGACTCTGGATACTCGTCAGATGCAGACATGTTTGTCGTTGACGTACATACCAAAGACGGCCGTTCAGTAGAAGTATTTGTTGATGGAACAACCGCAGAAGTTCTCGGTTTCCATAAACTTGACGACAGCGCTTTCGAACAAAAATCAGCACTTGATTCAATCATGGTTATCGACCTTCATGAAGCCGCAGAGATTGCTGTTAAGTCAATTCAGGGTGATGTTGTAGCAGTTGAGCCAGATATTTTTGAAGGTTTTGACGCTTATGCGGTTGAAATTGAAGGTCTTGACGGAAAGTCGTATGACGTTTTTGTTTCTCTTGATGGTGAAGTTCTTGGATACGACAAGTATGAGCCAGAAGAAGCAGAAGCAATTGAGGCCGAAGCAGCAGAAATTGCACTTAAGCGTGCATTTACTGAAGATGTTAGAAATCAAATGGCTCAAGAAGGAACCGCTCTTCCAGATGGCTCTTTTCCAATCGCAAATATCACCGACCTAAAGAATGCCATTTCGGCATTTGGTCGCGCCAGCGATAAGGATGCAGCAAGAAAGCACATCATGAAGCGCGCTAAGGCACTTGGTCAAGAAACGCTGATTCCAAACAACTGGGTAAGTGGTTCAGAAAAATCAGCAGACCTTCCAGACGACATCAAATCTTCGCTCATTGAATTTGAACTCCTTGAGGAGGAGTTTAAAAACACCGACCCGAGTATCTAAGAAAGCGTAGGCCCGTATGACGGGGGTGAACTATAAAAAAATTCGCCACTACGCTCCTGGCATAGAAAAAAATCAGAAACGCTTTGACCCAGACATTGCCGCTCTTTTATTCAAAGCAGGAGTAAGGGTAACTTCCAGCACCGAGAGACTTATTGCTGACGTCTCTATTAAAGCGGCGATGCCTTCATCGCCGTTAAACCCTGCAGATTCAGATGGTAAAAAAAGAGGCTTAGAAAGCGAAAAAGCATCTAAGGTAAAAAACTATGCAGGAATAGTTCTTGACCCAACGGCTAAAAAAACTCCCGATTCTTACTTGAAACTTCACGTTACGGAGCCAGAAAGAAAAGCGGCTCTAATGTCGAATGACCCATCTCCAAACTTTGGATGGGTTAAGTACGGAGAGACAAATACTCCAAGAGTTCCTGGCAACGTAAAGGTATCCGTAACAAGACACAGGGTTGACCCGAGGACAGGCAAACCCATTGTTTCAACGGGCTATGACCCGTTTGACCCATTTGCTCCATACATGAATCAAGGCATGAAGGAAAAAGGTTTAGGAAAAACAATTGCCGAATCTAATCCTGGAAAAAAACTTATACATTTTACTGCTAAAGCAACAGGCGTAGTTATTGATGCTTTAGGAAAATTTAGATGCCCCCCTGGAACTCCAGCAGCAAACAGATTTACTAACGAAAGAGGTGAAGGATGTTTTGCTCTTACGGCAGTTGACTTGGCGGCAATTGCTGTATCAGTAGCCAACATCATGTCTGATGGCGGCGGTGTCAACATGACGGAAAATCTTCTCAGGTCCGGTATTGCCGCTGCGGAAATACGTAAAGTTTATAAAGAATCTGGCTTACGAGGTCTTGCATCAATGGCAGAAAGACTACTTGGTGGTCCTGGTCATCTAGTTGGAGAAAAATGGAACGACCCTTCTTATAGGGCTGCTATAGCGCCAACCCTTAGAGACGCAATGCGTTTAACAGAAGGCAGAACAGAAAGAATGGCGAGAATCGCCGCAGAAAAAGCCCAAAAAATAGCGGACCTCAAAAACGACCCAAGAGTTGTTGCCGTCATGGCAGCCCGCGGCGTTTCTTTCACTGGAGATAAAGAAAAAGACTTAATTAAACTTCTTGAAGCAATAGGTGAAATTCCTGAATTTGGTCTTGCCGCTGATGGTCATGTTTTTTATGTTGGCGGAAACGAAACTACGCATAAAAAATGGGTAAGAGGAAAATTCTTTGAACAGCACAGCGAAGCAATTCAGCATTATTACGGTGCTCTTACCCCTGCCCAATTAGAGAACAAATACAATACAGATATTACTGCTGGTGGAACTCCATTCACCATGGCGGTAGACGATGCGATGCGTCGTGAGAGGGAACTTAGAATTGGTGCGTTTGAACAGATTGCTTTAGACGCAATTGATAAACCACAATCACTTAAAGACATTAAAATAACTGTTGATTTTGATGCTCACACCGGACCTGACGACCTTTTTGAAAAATATAACTTTGAAGAATTAAACGGTATGGCTGCTGGAGGCTTGCTTTATGTTGGTTCTGGGCCTGCAATACAAGGTCACCGTGGAGCACCACCAGCAGGACACATGGACCTGTACCAAGCAACTGGTGGGTCACAAGAAGAACAGTGGGCAGCAATCGCAGCAGCAATCGCAGCAGACGAAACTGGAAGACACTGGGCATTCACTTACGGAGTTGACTTAGCAGCCATGCATGGTCGCGGATGGGGAGACTTTGGTGCCCAGGCAGCAGCCCACGAGGTTTACCACTTTGACCAAGTTGCTGCAATAGCAAACTACCTACACCAAATGCACGCCCTTGAGCCAGGAAGATATCCGGCTGTTGATTTGTCAACGATGGATAGCAATGATTTGTTTAATTTGGCGCATGAGTTCTTGTCCAATGCTGACCCTCAAATGCTGAGAGAGGCTTTGGGTGCAGACATTGAAGACCTCATCACCGCGAGACTTGATGGAGTTGCAGGAGCATATTCTGGAGATACTCAACAAAGTGCTTTGGAAGAAATAGCCAAAGCAGGACTTTCTAGTGACCCAAATGCCGCAAAAGCGGCGAACGCAGCAAGAAGTGTTGCTTTGCTTGAGACAATGACAGAACTTGCTGCTAACAGAAAAGTTGGTCTTATTGGAGACGACCCAGCACTAGATACAGCAATTGACACAGTCTTTTCTCCACCGATAATTACTCTTGATGGCATTACGCCAACACCAAGCGGACCAACTACTCCAGACGGAACGATTCCAGATACCCCTACAGATGCTCCCACCCCTTCTCGCCCAGCATGGGGAGAAATGTGGTGGTCAACAGGAGACATCTCTATAGAAGTGCCTGAAGCACCAGAAGCAGGTGGTAGTGGTTCTGGGGGCGGCGGAAGAGTTTATGACCCGTTTGGCGGAAGAAGAAACAGTGACATAGCCAGAAAAATCCGAGACGGTGAAATAAGTACGGATGATGTAAGGGACCTTTTTGATGGTAAACCAGAAAACCCATCAGACTCTTCATCAAAAAGAAAAGGCGGCCTATTTGCCACATGGAGAGCGCAGAGAAATATGCGTATATCCTCTGACTTTAAACGCGCAAATGACCGCGAAAAGAAAAAATATATTAATGATTTAATGGATGAATTACCACTTGATGAAGTTGACTTGCAAACCATGCGAGACTCACTCCTGAGAGGCGACACGCTATCCCCAGACGAAGAAGCAAAACTTGTTGAAGCGATTACAAAGTTAAGACAAAAATATCTTGAGGCTGGTCAAAAACTTGAAGAAGCAATAGCAATTAAAGAGGCTGGGTGCCCTGCTGATATAAGGGCAGCAGAGGCTGGAAGTTATGACGACTATGGTGGCTGCTACGCATGGCGCGAGGGAGCAGAACGAGCAATAGACCAATGGCGAGATACTCAATCAAGAATCGGCAGAAGCCTTACTGCGCCAATTAATGATATTTGGGACCTTAACGAATATGTAAAAACAAACGGTTCCTTACCGGGCACGCGAGCAATTTGGGGAATGAGACCAGACGCACCAGAGCCATTAAGAGAATATTTGGGCGGAATGGCTTCAGTTTCAAAAATTGCATCATCTCAAAATTCAAAACTTTCTCCTAGTGAGATTTCTTTAGTTTCATCTGCTTTTATAGACACTCCACTACCTGCAACTATAGGAATGTCTCCAGCAGCGCTAGCGGACAGAACCACACTTAATCAGGTTTACGAAAGATATGGAATAACCTCAACTTCTTTTTCAACACTAGATGACACAGAATCATTTGTTCCAGTTTTGAGAATTCTTGATAAAACAACAATTGATGACGATTTAATTGTTGAGACAGAAATGATTCTTAATTCTAAAGATATTGGTTCAGTTTTTGAAACAAATACAATTGAAACCTTACGTGTCATGGATAGTCCAAGAAACCTTGGATTTGCCAGCACATCAGAGGCTCGTTCTAGAAAAGCAGCAGGCATTGCTGGAAGAGTTCTTAATTCCAAAGCAGCAAGAAAAACAATGAGAAGAATGGGTATTGACCCAGAAAACGAAGACCTAGTTGACATGGCCGCAGAAGCAGCGCTTGCTTTCTCTATTGGTGGTCCTGCAGCAGCAATACTTCCGATTGCTAGACGAGGAAGCAAAGACGCGGCAGACGCAGCAATGAAAATGATGGTTTCAAAAGGATGGATTACACAATCTGTTGCTGGAAAAATTTCTCAATACGGTATTGACCGCATTGCAAAAGAAGGACTTCCTCAAGAAATAATTGATGCAATGAAAACTGTTGGCGTAGCAGTTACTGACGAGGAAACAAAACGTAATGCATTGCGTATGGCTGGAGTTCTGCAAGAAAGGTCTACGGAACTAAAAAAAGCCTCGGCAAAACGGATTTCCGAAATAAGACAAAGAATAAAAGAAATGACTGAAAAGTCTGCATTCTTTGACATAGAAATTAAAGAACTTGGAAGCGGAATAGGGGCTAATAATGTTCCCAAAAATAGCGCCAATACTGGTCAAAGAAAAAGCAAAGTAAGAGTCGTTGTTCCTGCTGGTTCAAAAGCAAAAGTAGATGAATCTGGTGAAGTAATGATTCCACCAGGAAAAATGAAAATTACAAACGTTGACAAAAATGGAGTAGTTGAAGCGGAAGTTACTGAACAAACTTCTGCAATTGACTACATGAAAAAAGCCGAAGAAAATCTCATTAAGTCCATGAAAAAGACAACCGATGAGGGAGTAAAGAAACTTCTTTCAACAACTGCAAACAAGTATAAAAAAGCAAAACGTGATGAAATGATTTCGTCTAAAAATTCTGCAAATTCTGGAATTTCAAAAATTACTTTAGAAAAAGCAGAGACAATAGTCGGAGACGCTAAAGAA